AACAAGGTTGGATAACTTTCTATTAAACTCAAAAAGCGTGGCGTGAGCGGAGCTTTCAACACATTGTAGAAAGTCCGCTCGCTGATGCCATAAACCGGATATACGTACCTTCGCCATATCTCGCGGTTGGGGACGCCCAATTTGGCGTATCGGTCGTATATCCCGTTTATGTCTTTCACTCGCTTTTGGTAGCTTATGCCACGCCTTTTTGCCATCATTGGCTCTTCGTTTTTGTCGTTCTTAGTATGGTTCTATCTCGAGCTTCATCACTCCGCTCACCCTTACTCTGCCGCTGCCCTTGCATTGCGGGCATTCGACCGTCACTTTGCGCTTCTGCCACGGCAACTTACCCGGCAGCTGCTGCTCAACCTCGCCTGTGCCGTGACACTTGCGACACAATGCTATTTTCTTTTCTTTTACTATTTCGCGTTCCATAGCTCAATCATTCTACGTCTGTCATCGATAATGGTATGTTAACCCACGCGCCTTTCGCGTCCTTGTATTGCGCACGCACAAATCGCTTGGTCACCGTCGGCTGATAGCTCTCTTCTATGATGCGCACACCTTCCAAAAACATCTCATTGCCGCTGTCCTCTGCCATCTTGCGCAGCTGCAGCACACGGCTCGCCTTGATGTTGCCGCCGTTGTCGCGTGCCAGCAGTCGAAGCACTGCCTTCACCAATGCCTTTGTTTCTGCATCTTTGGCCAAGCTCTCTATGTACTGCTTCACCATGTTTATGCCGTCCTCAACCGTGTCGCGGTAGCTGTCTATGGCGTTCACTCCAAGTGTTATGCGCATAGTGCTGTCGCTGTTGGTGAACTGGTGTGTGCATTGGTCGTCTTTTGTCAAGCCAAGCACCTCGCTCTTCATCGCCAGGATGCTGCTAAAGTTGCCGTAAACTGTGTCCTTCACGGTCTTTATTGCTTCACTGAGCTCTCGCAACTGCGGGATGGCTGTCGCTATCTCATCATCTACCATTTGAGCATAGTCGGCACGCTGCTGCTTGCGCTGCTCTGCTGCCAACTTCTTCTCGCGCTCTGCCTTGAAAGCTTCAAACTCCGCACGTTCTTCGGCGGTCATTTCTACTGTCTCTGTCATTTTAATAGTTTTTTTTAAGGGTTAAATTTTATGTTTAATAATCGTATGTTTCGTCTTCGTCATACTCTTCCATGTCTGCCTGATTGCGCGCCCATTCGGCAAGCTCGCGCATAAACTCTACGTATGCCTCGGCGTTCAAGCCTTCAGTCAGCTCCGCTACAGTGTGCTTCACACAGCTCATGGCTTCTTTCATTTCTGATTTCATGCTTCTCCTTTTGTTGTTATGTTATAAACTGTCATTTTTGTTTGTTCCGTGCCTTCACCTGAAGGCTGCGATGCCGGCTTGCCCATTATTGCTCGCAATTTCCGCTGCAGCTTCTCCAAACCTGCAACGTCTATCTTCGCAAAATCGCGCCCCGCTATCCGTGGGCTGCGGCAAAAGTTATTCACTCTTGTCCAGTCCGTCGTGTCTATGCCCATGCGCTGCATAAGCTTCAAACACGCACTCCGCTCTTTGCGCCGTCGCTCTGCCAAGCCTGTTATGCGCTCCATGTCCTCGCAACATTCATTATATTCTTTGCGAGTCATCTCACGCAGGCTCTCCGTGCGGTTTCCCGTGTACTGCGCTACAACCGTCCGCTTATACTCTTCGCGGTCTCCGATGCCCGGCATTGCCTTCATCGCCGCATAAAACCTTGCAAAATTTTCCACTTCTTGCATAGCTGTTGTCGGTTTATTACTCGCGCATCGCGCTTGGTTTCCACTCTATTGTCACCATGGCATCCAGCATGCCGCTGCCCTTGCATTTGCTGCAGTACGCTTTCTCAACTCCGGCGCCGGGACGATATTCTCCCCAAGGCCATCCATTGCCTTTGCAGTACGGACAAACATGACCGCTGCTGTATATGCCTTCAACCATCTCACCGTTGCGAGGTGGCTTAATCTCTATGCTCTGACTTTTGCTGCTCATGCGTTTATCTTGTTTGTCATTTTTATTAATCCTTCTTCCCAGACTTTGAAGCTTACGCCCGGCTCAGGTATAAACCTACCTTGGCACACCGCCTGATAGCCTACCACGCGCACCTTCACGCCTGCCATATATTTCAGCCTCACTGCCGGCTTACCCAGTGGCTGTCCTTTATTCTCTTGCGAAATGAAGATAAAACTCTTCCTCGCAAACATCTCCGTCAATGCCTCTGCTTGCGGATACGTCCATTCGGCATACTGAAAACTGTCGATTATCACAAAGTTCGGACTCTTCGGCCGCTTCAGCCTTTCTATCACGTCTTCGTAGGTGTCGCTGGTTGCTACTCTAAACTTACCTTGCACCTCGCTCATCTTAAATCGATCGATGCGCGTCTGAAACGATTGACTGATGCCTTCTTCATAACTCAAATAAAGCACCGTGCCATACTTGCAGAGCTCTCTTGCCAACTGCATTACAAAGCTACTTTTGCCCGAGGCGCTTGCCCCGCTTATAAACCATGTCTCGTTCGTTGTCGGCGTCCCGAAGGCCTTTGCCCAGTCGCCCGTCCATGGTAGTGTCCGATATGACTTCTTCAGTATCTCTCTCGGACTATATGCTCTTTTTGCCATTGCTAAGTTTTTTATAGGATTAGGTTTTTCTTGGTCTTTTCGTTGTCTCTATCTCATCTTCAGTTTTTCTATCTCGGTGTACACCCGCCGCAGGCCTCCGGCCGTCTTCCGCACCAACACGCCTATGTCAGTGCCCTCGGGCGCGTTCACCTTCGCAACTACTCGCGCTTGCTCCATCAAAAATCGCTCGCGCTCCTTGCCGTCATCAGGTGTCACCTTGCTAAACCGGTCGCCGTAGCGGCTAAGCATCTCCGTGTAGCCAACCTTCTTGCATTCTATTGACCGATTGATTTTCTCTTTCAACCCGTCTGCGCCCATCATATACCAGGCACAGCATCTTTCGGTCGCATTCCACAGCGCTTTCAGTTCAAGAAACGCCTCGTAGGTCAGGTCGCCGGCTTCATCCAGTATTATCATCGGCGTCGGTATTGACCGCAGATAATAAACAAGGTCGTCATACACGTCCGAGTAGCGCCCCTTGCTGTCTACTCCAAACTCGCCGGCTATCTTGCGGATGAGCTTCAGCTTCGTCTTCACTTGCGAGCAGTCTATGTACACCACATTCTTGTGGCTCGCCACATACTGTCGCGCTGTGAACGTCTTGCCTATGTTGGGTATGTCACACAGCAAACCGCTCAGCCCGCTGCCCTGGCACAACTCCAACTGTGCTGTGATAAACTGGTAGGTCGCCGTTCGCGCTGCCTTCCACTCTATCTCGCCGCGCAAGCTCACACCAAGCCTGCGTGCCACGCTTATCCATGCTGCGTCGCTCATCTGTCGCTCCGTGTTGCCGTTGCGCAGTGCGCTATACACACTGGTGCTGATGCCCAACGATGCCGCGTGTTTTGCATCGCTCGGGTAATTGGCGCGATTACTCTTTATCGCGTCCAAAATCTTTACCTTAATGTCATTCGTAATCATCATTTCTACTTAGTTTTAATGATATTCTAAAGGCTTTCTAAGCCTGCACTAACATAATCTAATCCGTCAGCGTATTCCGTTATTTCTGTTTGGCTCGTCTCCGGCACTGCTGCCGGCACTTCTATCTCGCCTACATCTTTCGGAATGTGGCCGGGTGGCGAGGTCTCCGCTCGTGCTATGCCTACGCGGCTCACCTCATTCGCTTTCACGTAGCTGCCAAACTCGGCCACCTTCTTGCGCTGTTCCACAAACACCGCCCGGTCTTCTTCAGTCTGTTCCGCCGTCGCCGTGTTATAGGTGCCTACGTTTTGCAGCTTGTCAATCAGCATATCATTCTGAAAAATGTAAACATCACTTATTGCTCCGTTCTCATCCGTCAGGTAATATGCATCTACCTTGTAGTTGTTTGGCGCGAGCTTCTCAAGCACGCTCGTCTCGCTCAGCCACCAATCTTCATAGCTCACTCGACAATAGCTGTTGCGACGCACCGTGGTGCTAACTCTCTCGCCCACATATCTTGCTATCATCGCCTTGTCAAGCGGTGCTAGCGTCGGGTTGATATTCGCCTCAAGCACCTCCCACCGCGTCATCCCCGGATATTTCTTTTGGTTCGGATGCAGCGAGTTGTTAAATTGGCGAATATCTTCTATGTCATCGGCTATCAGCTCGTCCCATGTGTAGTAGTCCTTCTCTACGTAGGTGTCGTTCTTCTCATCAAACACTTTCTTGCTCTCCGTCCTATACTGGCGGCTCTTGGCATAAAAGCGTCCTATGCCTATGTGGTTGCGATGCTCTATGCTGCGCTTCTTGGCGTTGTTAAAGTTCTCGGCGCGCTTCTCTTGAGAGTTCATCGGCGCACAAAAACGCACAAATGGAAACATCACTCCGGCGCGCAAAAAACTATCGCGCCATTGGCTCATCAAGTGGTTCTCCACCTCAACCTCTGCCGGACAGCCCCAGCCTTTGCGGTCGAGCAGGCGGAACATGTTGCGGAACATATCCACCACCAAGTCTACGTTCTTGTTGCGGTTGTAGGCATAGCCTATGCAGCATTGGCTTGTCACGTCGTAGGCGTAATATGCTTTCGGACGCACCTTCGTGTCCTTGAGCTTGCGCGGCAGGTCGCGGTCGTCAAACGTCACTTTCGACAGTGAGAACTCTCCATCGTGGCGATGCATGTGCGGCATCTGCTCGTGCATAAAGGTCGTGTAGCTGTTCAGCTTGTGCTCTATCAGCACGCGGTTCTTCGGCTTGTTAAGGTAATTAGCTATGGTGCTCTCACTCAACACTTGCGGCTCGCCGTTCTTGTCGGTAAAGTCATCCGGATTAAATGCCTCGCCGGTCTCGGGGTCGTAGATGTCTAGCTCGCCGCACACAAACTGGTTGTACAGCTCTCCTACGTTGGTGTTATACGGCTTGTTGGGCAGCACGGCTATGCCTAGTATCAAACGCTCTGTCTTGTGGTCTACCTTGCGCGCACTTTGGTTGCCGTATTTGCCGCTAATCAAGCACGCATACCCCTCGCGCTTATACTCTGCCACCTTCTTGCGAAAACGCAGCGGCGAGGTGGGCAGTGTGTGCCCGAACTGGTCGCGCAAGCTCTCTATGCACTCCGCCATCTGTGTCCAGTCATACTTGCCGCCCATCAGCTTTTGTGCTGTGGCAGCGCGCTCGTACAGGCGTATGCAGCAGTTCAACGTTGAGGCGTTCGTCACATACTCTTGAGCTTTCTCTGCCGGTAGCTGCAATCCGCATTTCTCGGGCGAGAAAAAGTAAGTTGCAGCCGCCTGGTCTCGCTCGTAGTTCGACCGCACCCATCCGGCCAACAACACATTTCCGCCTTCGGGGTGGCGCGACGTCACCACTTCTCTGTAGCGCGTCGGAAGGCTGTCTACTACGATAAGCGCATAGCTGTTGGCCGAGCCGCCTCCGCGTCTCGCCACTTCAAAGCGACCGGCTGCCGACAAGCGCTTGTAGTTTGGCACGCTCATCACGCCGTCGCTAACAAGCTCTCGCATCGATATGCATAATCTGCCTCCGTAGTACTCCATCTTTCCGCACCTCCTTATCTCAATGCGCCCGCGTACGCTTGGATGCCGGCTATCTCCACCAACATCACATCGTCATAATGCTTCACATTGTTTCCTTTCAATATCACATCGCACGTGCCGCGCTCTTTGCTGAATTCCAACAGCGCACCGTTCGGCATATACTGGCGCATATACCCGTCTGCATCGTGCATAGTCTCCATCTCAAGCAGCTCTACCACCTGATTACACCCATGCTTCAACGCCCCTTGGCGTATCCGCTTCGCAAAATCTGAGTTTGAGTCATACGACAGTGCCTTGTGCACCATCCGCTCGCTGCAAGCAAACGCTTTCATCAAAAATTTCATGTCGTCGCTTGTTGCCATAATTCGTCTTTTCATCGTTTTATTGATTAATTAGTTTAACAATATCTTCTTTCGCTTGCTCTAAATGATGATTATATGCCAACAGCGCCCGGTATACACCGTAGTGCAGCAGCTCATATTCATCATGGCTTTTTTCCACTTGCTTCAATACAACTTCTATGTCTGCGCGTTGCCGGTCTATACTCCCACAAACCAGCTTCAGGCTGCGCATTGCCATGTCTTCCGATGTATCTTTCATTTTCGTGTCGATTGGTTTTTCTTGGCGAGCGACCGGGGAGTCGAACCCCGGCGCCTTCGGCGTTCCCGCCTCCGGCCCTTTTCGCCCAACCACATCGTTTCTCAACGACATGGCTCATAATCTTCTTGCTTTATTCAATCTGATCTTCTATTTCTCGTGCCCTCTCTTGGGCTTGCGTTCGTCCTTTTTAAATCGCTCGTATTAGTTTTTTTTAATTCTTTTTCGTATCTTTGAGGCGCGTTCATTTCTGAATACGCTGCAAAGTTAATAATTATTTCGCAAAATGCAAATTATTTTGCATAAAAATTTCGCACTATGCAAACAAAAAAGAGCAAAAAAGACATTCTTGAGGCATTAATTTCATACTACGGCAATGGTAAACCTAGCGTTTTCGCTAAGTTATTGGGCGTTGCGCCTTCAACCATAAGTTCATGGCTTTCTCGCTCGACACTTGACTATGACCTCGTTTTCGCAAAGTGCGAAATGATTTCAGCGCATTGGTTGCTCACCGGCGAAGGCGATATGATTATTTCGCAAAATACAAAATCCATCAACCCTGCCGCCGATGAGGCGCTTGGCAGAGTTTCCGACAACCCCCGCAGGGGTGTCCCCCTTATTCCCATCGACGCCATGGCGGGCTTCCTCAACGGTGAGGTTTCTGCCGATGAGCATGACTGCGAACGTGTCCTCATCCCCGGCATCAAAGCTGACTACGTGGTCACTGTGCGCGGCAACAGCATGGAGCCGCACTATTTCTCCGGCGACCTTGTCGCTTGCCAAGTGCTGCCGCTCTCCGACATATTCTTTCAGTGGGGCAAGGCTTACGTCATTAACACATCCTCGGGTGTCCTCCTCAAGAAAATTAAACCCGGCTCAACCAACGCCACTGTCCTCCTCGTTTCCGAAAACCCTGACTTCGACCCTTTCGAGATGCCACGTGCTAACATCTACCACGTCGCTCTTGTCACCGCACTCGTCCGCCTCATCTAAGCCTTTATCTCTGCCAAAACGTCTATTTTTGTACCCCTATTTGGTGTCACCCCCCTCTTTTCGCTCCTTACCCGGCTAAAACCCTTATTTTTCCTTATATATTAATGTGTATTTTCAAAAAACGGCAGTTTTTTCCACCACCTATCCCCCCTTATTTTCTACTCCCATTCCTGAATTATAGTATTTTTCCTACCCCTCCTTTTGCATATCAAAAACCCTAAAAGTGTCCATCCACTTTTTGCTAAAGTGTCCATCCACTTTGTCCATCCACCTGTCCACCCAGTTGTCAAAATCGGAACTAATTTCACTCAAAATTGGTCAAAATCGGAACAAAAAAAAGACGACATCTCTGCCGCCTCTTCCAATCGCCTTCTAATGCCCCTAAATTTCCGTTCTAACGCCCTTCGACTGCCTCGCCTTGCACTCCACCACGGCGACTGCAAATCAGCTCAGATTGCTTTATTATAGCCGTTTTCGTGCATATCGTGCCGCCGCCCGACAACCCTGCATGCAGCAGGTAACTCTTACTCAAACCCACCTCTTTCGCCGTCAAAACACTATATACAGCCGTAATGCTGCCGAAATAATAATCCTTTCGTCGGCCAATCAAATGCACATGTATCACTTTTGCCATATCAAATCAAATTAAAATTCACTGCAAATATACCAAATAATAATTATATGGCACAATTTAATGAAAATAAAATAACATGAAGATACAAAAAAATCGGCGCAAGCCGACCCTCAATCCATCCTGATCAGCGATGCAAACCAACCAAACACCGGCATAAAGCAAACATAAAACCCAATGTAAACTTTCGCCCCACAAATGTAAACCAAAATTAAACCAATGTAAACGCTTCGTTTTACGCCGCCCATTCCGACCAATCACCCCAACTCCCTAATTCTCAGTCCATTCCCCCTAAAAACCCTCATCCCCCACATATCCGCTTCGTTTTCCGCCCCATACTTTGACCTTACAAATTTCATCATATAAGCACAAAAAAGGCTGCGCAGGGCGCAG